GGTTGGTTGCTGATAAAATATTTGTATAAGGGTTATATGTTAAATCACTATCTACCTTACAAGGTAGATTACCAGTTGTAGCGGATACAAAAGTAGGATAATAAGAAGCGTTAGTGCTTGTAGAAGAAATACCAACATTCGTAGCATTCGTAGCATTCGTAATAGTCCCACTCATTCCGTTTTTAGTTATTGTATTAGTAGTTGTTCCGTCTGTAATTACAATATTATTATTAGAAGCGTCAATCGTAATACTATTTGTGTTTGCTGTATTATTACAAGTAATTATTCCTTGTTTAATTTTAGATTGTGTTGTAGTAGCACCTGACCCGAATTGTTTAAAAAGAACTCCACCAGTATCGCTATTAGTAGTTTGAATTGTAAAATCCTGATTAGTTGTGCTTTCATAATCTATTCCAAAAAAAGTCCCTACACCGCCATTTAGTCCTGCTTGTATGTTTATAATATTATTAGGGGCAGTATCGTCGTCTTGAACTATTAATGTATTATTTAATACAAGTTCAGTAGGAGTAGGATTTGGGGCAACAGCAGTCAAGTTTAAAGGGTCAATATTAATAGTTCCGTTTATTTGTAAGAACTGCGGACCTATGCCTAAACTTTGACCTGTTGAATTGTTTTCCACGAGCAGACCACTACTGCCGTATTGAACCTTTCTCGTATTGTCTATACTGGTAATAGTTGCTCCGTTTATTTCAGTCCAAGAACTCATTATATAATTAAGCAGAGATAAAAAAATAAGGAAAATAGTGTATGAGTGTATAGTGTATGACCCTCTTAAAGTCCTGCTAATATATTGGAATGGATTTTTTTATTTTTATAAAAAAGAAAAAAACGACCCTTGAAAAAGTATCACGAACTTAAAGGCACTATACACTATACACTATACACTATGCTACTAATGTTCCTATGACGGAAGGATTAACAATATACCAAACTGCGTTTGTAGTGTTATATACAACATTAATAGTATCCCCGTTTTTTGAGAAACGATAGGCGGTATAGGCGACACCCTGATAGTAGAAACTTGCGGTGATAAAAGGGTAAGTCGTAGAAATAGGTGCCTTTGCGTATGCTAAATTGAGAGTAGCAACAATAGTAGCAGGAACACTCGTATATCCTGACTTTTGGAAATAACCACCAATTAGAATACCATAAGCGGTGTTTGTTCCGTCAGTAGCAATAGAATTGGTAATCCCGTTTGTCGTTCCAGTATTAGTTAAAGCACCACCAATACCAGCAGTTATTATAGAAGGAGGAGTAGTAGCACTTTGATTTAAAGAGGTATAACAAGGATTTTGAATAGGAGTTGCCGTAGAATTATAATTTGTAAAACCACCAGCAAAATAGATTGCTCCTGATTGATAAGCGATTTGATTTACGAAACCACCCGCATTTATAGAAAAAATATTATAAGGACTATTGGAAATAGTAGAGTTTGAAGGATTTAATGAAAAATAAGAAGCAAGAGAGGAGTTTGAAGCAGGGGAAATACCCGAAGTTGTATATCTTGAAGCAGAAGTGTTATTTAAACCTGAACCAAACTTTCCAATACCATACATACCATACCCATAAATAGCGTATTGTTGATTTGCCCCAAACGACAGATTTTTAACAGAGCATATATCGTAAGAAGGAGCAGAGGGACCAAATCGTAATAATTGCCCTGAATAACTCATACGACAAAGAGCGGTTCCTGTTCCTGTTCCACTCGCCCAGCACATATTTATAGAAGACCCGAAACCGAAACCGCCAATAAGGAGTTGCGACCATATATAGTTTGTATTTCCGTCATTTCCCGAAACGAAAGCGTCAATACAAGTAATAGGTGCGGTTGCTCTAAAAGCGGGAGCAGTAGCGAAACCCCAGTTTGTATCCCAAGCGTTCGTAGTAAAGTTCCAGCAAGTAAAATAAGGACTGGTTGAGGTAGGATAGATAGTGAAAGCACCACCGAGATACAAACAATTTGTTTTAGACCAATAAGTCGCACAATAACAAGGTTGTTGTAAAGTTAAGAAACTACCTGCGGTTGCTTGGGTAGGCAAAGAAAAGGCGAAAGTAGTAATATTGTAAAGGGCAATATTATTCATAGTGGAACCACCTATACTTGTGAAACTGCCCGATATGGCGACAAGAGAACCCCAATTAGGAGATATATTTTGGATATATTCACCACTCGCAAGTGTAGCAACAGAGGTAAATGCTTTGGTAGATTGATTGTATATAGTTAAAAGTTGTTCTCCGCCTATAAGGAAAAGATTGTTGCCGATATATAGAATACTATTTATAACGGCATTTCCAAGCGACCCAGTAGAAATCCAAGTATTCGTATATCCAGTAGCACTTGTGGCGATAGTGCCTATTAAAGATTTTGCCGTTCCGTTTATAGTAGAGGCACCCAGCGAACAACCGCCGTCCGTTGCCGATATGAAAGCAACGCCAGTTGTCGTATTAATAGTTTGAGAAGAAGAAGTGATTTCTTGTGCGGTAGGAGTTGCTGAAACTGCCGAAAATTGTTTAGACCCGTCAGGAAACTCCAAGTAATTTGTATTTGCTACTCCGCTCATAATGATATTATCACCACAATCAACTTCACCTGAAAGAGTGGAGGCACCATTAACAATAACAGAGGGGATAGTTTCGTTGCCCTGACCTATTGGATATTTTAAATAAAGTGTATCTGCCTTTGCTTGTGTTAGTGTTGTGTCTGTGTTCCTAAATAATCCACTATCAAATATAGGCACATTCTCTATTGGGGGATTGTAAGCACTCATTATATAATTAAGTAGAGATAAAAAAATAGCGATTATTGCTCGTAGTTAATATAAACTTTAACACCAGTATTCGCAGAAGGGGTTGTATTATTGGTTTGGACTACCGAACTATCCAGCACCCTAATAGAAGTGGAACAGCAATAGTTAGAACTTACTGGTTTTGGAAACTGAAACAGACAATAGGAAGCACCACCATAAACAGAACAAGTTTGAGAACCCTGTTGATTATAGCACCAATATTGTCGCCCATAAGTAGCATAGGAAGCATTTGTAGAGTTATATGAAGCAAGACCAGTATAAGAGTTTGCTGTATTCGCAACCACACCCGAATAATGGGAACCCCATACATTATTCGCAAACATTCTTTTAGGGAATATTTTACATAAGAAATTACAATTTCCATAGTTGGCGGAAGGGGAAGCGTCGTTGCCGTCCCAAACTATATCCACTTGAACCATTAAACTATCTTGGTATGTTTGGGGACTTGGGAATGTTTGGAAATCAACCCAAAGATTAATGTAAGAATAATTCACATTTGAAAAATACTGGGAAGCAGACCCTCCTGAATTAAAATTATTGGTAATACCAGCGTTGGGACAATTGGCGGTTTGAGTAGGAGTTATTATTAAAGTGTCTATTGGATTGGTGAAACCTGAACTGGTAGTTTGTGTATCGTTTGCTGTGTCGCTAAATAACTGACTATCAAATATAGGCACATTCTCTCTTGGGGGATTATAAGCACTCATTATATAATTAAGGTGAGATAAAAATATGTAGTTTAGCACTAAAATATAATCTCTATGTTAATGTATAGTATGCCTCCAAAGAAAAAGAAGGAAGAACCCAAACCCGAGATTATTAATTGGTATGAAAAAATGCCTACTGAATTATTAGATAAAGCAGAGAACCCTAATCACCATTTACACGGGATTAACTTGCCTTTTCGTATGTGTGTTTCGGCACCTTCGGGGAGCGGTAAATCTAATTTTTTAGTCAATTTGATACACCTATTCTGTGCTGGAAAAGGGACATTTGAAGATATAACTATTATTACCCGAAATAAGGACGAACCTTTGTATAATTTCTTGACGAAAAAATGCGACCAAATCCAAATCAAAGAAGGGATACACAATATACCTCAATTGGATAAAATGGATAAAAAAACAAATCATTTAGTATGTTTTGACGATTTAGTTTTAGCGAAAGACCAGTCCTCCATTATCAACTACTATATTCGTGCGAGAAAGTTGAACTGCTCGGTAATCTACTTGTCGCAGAGTTTCTTTGATATTCCCTCCATTATCCGTAAGAATTGTTCCTATATGGTGTTCTTAAAGATTGGTGGTATGAGAGAGGTTAAAACAATATTAAGGGATTTCAGTTTGAATTGCTCCAAAGAACAATTGATAGGAATGTATGACTACGCAACAAACGAAAAGTTGTCGCCTTTTATATTGGATTTAGAGGCAGATAGGGTAGGAAAGTTTAGAAAGGGGTTTAATGAAATACTTAACCCGTCTAACTATGGACCTGACGAAGAAGGAACCTCAAAGAAGTAGTGTATAGTGTATAGTGTATAGTCCTTTTAAATCAGTATGCTTTTTTGCGACCTCTGTTTTTTTTTTCTAAAAAAGAAAAAATCCATTAGGAATGTTTAGCACGAATAAAACACCACCCTACACTATACACTCATACACTATATTTCCAAAAATATAATCTATGGTTAATTATATAGAATGCCTCCCAAGAAAAAGAATATATCATTTGGAACTGGAATTAACGCAGACCGATTTTTAGAAGGAATACATAATCCTCCCGAACCCGAAGACGAAGGTTGGTTGGGTCATATACACAAACGAGATAGGGAAATCAAGAAAGCAAAGGAAACCGAAGTCCCTTTACCAATAGTAGGAGATATGGATTTGAAAGTTCCCCCTTTTTTCATTACCAAGATAGAGGATAGAACAAGAGATTACGGCAGGAACGCAGGTCATTTAATCAAGTGGAGATTGGTAAATCCTTTAACACTCGCAAGAACCCTTGCTACTCGTAAGCACAAAAAGGCAATCAATATTGAGCGTCAAAATGTAGATAGTGCTGAAATCAATATGAGGAGAGAAGAGGCACCCAAACTGATAGAGTTTTCACAGGCAGACCAAAACAGAATTATTAATTATTTTGAAAAGGTGAAACGAGGAGAAGCGGAGGAATATACTTTCAAGAATAAACCACACGGATTTCCTTGTTATATGTATAAAAATTGCGAAAAGGCAGGATTAAAGAAAAAAGAAAATACCAAATTGTATGGTGTTAATCCAAAGAAAGTAGAAACAGGTTCCAAAGTAAGAGGCAGACCGCCAACCACTTTGAGTGTTAATCAATATTCTTCTTTGAGAGAAGAACCACCCCAAAGACGCCGAAGTGTCCCTGAAAGACCTGTATTGGAGTTTGACCCCGCAACCAGTATTGAAGAAGTAAGCGAAGCAATAGACAATTGGTATGGTAAAATGAAGGACTTTGTGCCTACAAAGGAGGAATTATCCCGTATCGCAAAGTATTACAACAAAGAAAGAAACGCTACACGAGCAAGTGCCGAAGTAGGTAGAGATTGGAAGACAGCAGAGGAACGCAGACAAGCGAAGAAGATTTACGAGATTTACACGGATTTACAGCAAAAACATTATCCAAAAGGACACGGGTTAGACCCCGACGATAAGTTTTCAGGTCAAGGAAACCCTGATAATCAAGATTTATTGGACCAATTAGACGGACTTGAAACAGGAGGAGGTTTGGAAGGAGGTGCTTTGTCGGCAAGTGATTTGAAGGATTTATTAGGAGCGTCCTATGACCCAAAGATAGACAAAGTAGGAGATTTCCATTTAGATAAATCTATTAGTTCAAAGACGAGTAAGGTGTATTTCAATCAAAATACAGGTCAAGCAGTAGTAGCACATATGGGAACACAGGGAATATTGGATTGGGGTAATAATGCGATATATGCTTTGGGTGGTGATAAGGCATATAAAATGACCTCCCGATATAAAGAGGCAGAGAAAGTCCAAAAGAAAGCGGAGAGCAAGTATGGTGCGAAGAATGTTTCAACCATAGGTCATTCACAAGGCGGAAAACAGGCAGAATTATTGGGTAAGAACTCAAAGGAGATTATAACGCTGAATAAGGCAACAAGACCCTTTGAAAATACAAAACACGAGAACCAACACGATATTAGAACCACAGGCGATTTAGTATCAGCACTCAATCCCTTTCAAAAGAAGAATGATAAAGAAATAGAAATCAAATCAAAGTCATATAACCCTTTAACAGAACATTCAACGGATACATTAGAAGGATTAGATAAAGACCAAATGATAGGTCAAGGTGTAATAGATTGGGACGATATGAAATGGGGTTCCTTTACAGAACAATTCAAGAGATACAAAGAACAACACCCAAATACAGACATAGAGGATTTAGGAGAGTTCGCAAAGAGAATAGTTCATAATCCAAAGGAATACAAGGGAAAGACATTAAAGAGGGCGAGGTTCTATTTGAATGTAATTTCAAAGAAAATAAAATCTCCTGATAATAATATAATGCCTCGTAGAAGAAAGCAAAGAAGTCATAGCGAAAGCGACGAAGAAATGGAGGGTGGAGTTATTGGACTTGCCCGTCCTATGCCTGTTAGTAATGCCGTAATGCGACCATTAGGAAGCGACCCTCGCACTTGGTCCCCTCACCCTGCTATGTTGCCTCAAAGACCCGAGTTTAACACATTACCATTTAAACCTCATAATCCATTACACCCTGATACTGCTGGTATGGGTTTAGGTGCGGGTATTCACCACCACCACCACTATCATATTAATCAATTTCCAAGTGGAGGCGATATATTAGACGATATATACCACGAAGGCAGACACCTTGTAGGTATGGGTATGTGGGATTGGGCGGACCCAAATAAGAATGGTGTAGCAAAAGCATTTGACCCTAAACAGAACGGAGTAGCAAAAGCATTTGACCCTAACCAAAATGGGGTTGCCGATTTCGCAAACAAAACATTCACACCACAACTCGGTAGAGATATTACAAGTGGTTTAATTCACCAAGCACTACCCGCTGTGGTAAGTGGTCTTGCTGGTTCTGCTACTACTGCCCTAACTGGTAATCCTTACGCTGGTTTTGCTGTGGGTCAAACATTAGGAAAGTATGCTGGAAAACAAGCAGGGGACGCTGTCGGTAATGCTACTGGATATGGTCTTGGTGCTGGTCTTGGTGCTGGTATGCGTAAAGGTCGTTTCGCCAAAGGCAGTAAGGAGGCGAAAGAGTTTATGGCGAGTTTGAGAGCAAAGAAAGGTAAGGGTCTATATGGTGGGGCAATCCCCGCCCCTCCAAGTCGTAGTGTTATAACTGACGCAACTATGCTGGGATAAGTAATTGAATAAAAGGCGTTAAATGAAAGTTAATAATACGATTAAATACCATAATATAATATGATATTTAATGATTAATAATGAAATTATATAGAGAATGATTAATAAAAATATTTTTATTAATGATTTGCTATGTATTTTATAGTATAATATGAATATTAATCTTTATTTTCACTTAATTTAAGGGTTTCCTTAACTTTCGCCTCACGAACCCTTGCCTTTTCCGCCCTATTTTTATGTAATTTATATTTGTCTTGTTGTTGTTTGTATAATATACTCCATTCTGTTTGTTTAGATAATATATATTGGAATGTCTTTTCGTCCATTATATATTATTTGTTTTTTTATTTAATACTTTATTTTTAATTAAACTTTTCTGCTATTTCTTCGGCAACCATATACCCACTTTCAAAGATTACCTTGTCGCCTCCGTCCTCAACCCAACGAAGATTGGTTGCGTGATTGTTAGTAGTGTCGCCGTCTATGTGTTCCACATATTTATAACCATTTGGATTAGGAACAAACGCCTTTGCTACTTCCCTGTGAGGATAGATTATCTGTTGCTCCTCCTCTGCTTCAAAACTCTCGGGAACTTGTATCAAACCTGAACCCTCTAATGCTTTCAACATATCACCCGCATTATCACGCAATCTCGCAACAACATTCGTCTTGATATTGGTTCTCGCATTCTTCAATTCATTAAAGTAATTCTTGATATGCTTTTTGGCGACAAACTCGTAGATATTATCACGCTCAAAGCGTATCCAATCTCCCAAGTTGTATTGAGGTGTTGAAACCAAGACATTATCCACCTCTGCGATAATCTTGTAGGTTTCCCCGACATTAACTATCTTTTTGAAGGAACACCAAAAGCGTTCCTGTCCGTTAGACACTTTCATTATATCACCACGCCTCATATCAGTAATAGCAGGTGGTTCGCTCCACAAAAAGGTTTCAGGGTGAGCGATATTCATTTCACGGGCATTCACCCACTCGTCATTAAATACTTTCTTACACGGCATTCTTTTATGAGTATATATACGCTTTTGGTTTTAAGTCCTTTTCGGGATATATTTTAATTCAATTTTATTAGAAATCAAATATTTATTTTGGTGAGGTTTTCAATTGGAATGAAATAATGCGGTTTTTCAGTCCTAACACCATTTCTACGAATAGCACTAACATTTTCAATATTAAATGTGCTAAATAATGTAGGTTCATATTCTATATAATATAATCCGTCTAAAAAATGGAAAACAAATACGAGGCGACCCTTTGTTCTTGTCTTATCTACTGCTATAATTGTGGTTGGAAAAGTATTGTAATTATTGCGACGACTTTTTATCTCATATTTCGTCTTTTCACTATAAGCGTCAAATGGACTATACTTGTCCTCTGCCTTTACTATATTCTCTCCAAAGTGAGTAGCGAGTTTATTAATGACTGGGTCTTCCTTTGCTAAACCAAAGGCAAGGTCAGCATTTAGGACTTCTAATCCGTTTCCGTGAGCGTCTATCGTGCGAGTAATCAAACCATTAACAACAAGGTTATTTGTGCTAAACATTCCTATACATTTAGGCGAGAATTAATTTTCGTCTAAATAAACGAAATTAAAATCTCCGCTTAATTTATATATGACCGATTTAAAGGAGTTCATTAAAGAGAAACGCCCGACCTTGTCCGCAAGTTCTATCACCACCTACAACAGCATATTAAAGAACCTTTACAAGAATGTATTTGGTTCTACCGAGATTGATAAGTCCAAGTTTGACGATACGGACAAAATCCTTTCCTACTTGAAAGACCTACCCCCGAACAAACGCAAGACCATATTAAGTAGTTTAGTAATAATCACCGACGACAAGAAATACCGAGATTTAATGTTGGAGGATATTAAAGATTATAACCACACCATATCCAAGCAGGAAAAAAGCGAAACCCAAAAGGAAAACTGGGTTGCTGGTGCCGATATTAAAACACTATGGGAACACTTGAAACGAAACGCAGATTTACTTTATAAAAAGGGACACATTACCTCTAATGATTTACAGGAAATCCAAAACTATATCATATTGAGTGTCCTTTCGGGGATTTTTATTGCTCCTCGTAGGTCAAAGGATTACTGCGATTTCAAAATCAAGAATATTGATAAGAAAAAGGACAACTATTTAGACAAAGCACAACTGGTCTTTAATTCATATAAAACCGCCAAGTGTTATGGAGAGCAAAAGGTTTCTATTCCTCCCACTCTCAAAGCACTCCTTACTAAATGGATTAAGATTAACCCTACTGAATACCTATTCTTTGATACAAATATGAACCCATTATCGTCTGTAAAGTTGAACCAACGATTAAACAAACTATTTGACGGCAAGAAAGTAGGTGTAAATGCTCTACGCCACACTTATCTCACAGACAAATATGCCGACACTATGGAGCAGAAAAAGAAGATTGATAAGGATATGGCGGATATGGGGTCTTCTGCGAATATGCTTACTACTTATGTGAAGGAGAATTAGGAGTGTATAGTGTATAGTGTATAGTGCCTTTAAGTTCGTGATACTTTTTCAAGGGTGGTTTTTTTTATTTTCTAAAAAAGAAAAAAAACATATTATAAAAGTTATACTGGATTACAAGGGGTCATACACTATACACACCTACACTTTAATACATACCCATTCCTGATTGTGAGAACTTTTGGTAGGCAGGAGGAAAACGACTACCGAATTGGAAATTAGCAGAATAAGGTTGCGACATTAAAGCAGGAGGTAATGAACCACCCAATAGGTTTCCGTGAATACCTATGGACGACATTTCACGACGAGGTCTTTGCTGTCTAATTGCCCCGCCATACAAACCTCTACCAGCATATAATCCGTGTCCGCTTGAAGGACCAGCACCAGCATATAATCCGTGTCCGCTTGTGAAATCAGGGACAGCGTCAGTATAAGGACTTAATGCCTGTCCGCCTTGATAATCATATAGATTTTGTGCTACGACACCCATATTCTTTCTTTTAGTAGCAACCAAGTTCTCCAATTGACCTAATGAAAGATTAGCAAGAGCAGAACCCAAGTTTGCCTGTTGAAGATTACCGAGATTTTGACCTGTGTATGCGTTAAGTGCTTGTAATCCATATTGATTAACTGCTTGGGTCTGTCTTGAAGGAGGTGCGTTTGCGGTTCCATAGGGGTCAAATTGATTAACCTGTTTGTGTGCGTAATCTCCTAATGCTTTTCCACCTGCCTTGCCTAAATACTGACCCGCCATACCTGCGAGAGGCACTAATTCGGGTTGCCCTGTTGCGAGAGCAAGACCAGTCAAAGCACCTGACGCTAATTCGGGTGCGTATTTAACTCCTGCGTCTATCAAGGCATTACCAGCGTCTTTTGCGATAGGCAATAGAACTTTTCCTGCCTCTTTGGCGATAGGGACTACCACCTTACCAACAGGTTTTATTACCTTATCATTAATGGTGTTGCCGAACTTTTTAATACTATCCCAAATACCTTTGGCGTGGTTGTGGGCGATTTCTTCGGGAGATAGTTGAATATGAACTCCCTTACCTCTTGCGAAAGAGCGAACTATATTGTTAAATCTTTCGGGGTGTATTTCTAAATCTACACCTGTTCCCGCCATAGCAGGACATACCCTACATTTCATTCCTTTTTTGAGTTTTCCTAAAACTCTCGCCGAAGGCGGTTGAATGTGAATTGCTCTTGCTCCTTCAATCATACTATAATATTATACAAGATAATAATATTATGGTAAATCCTAAATGTTAGATAATGCCGATTTTGTTATTAAGTCAAAATTAAGTATTTTAAACTCTTGCTCCTGTTAGAATATCAATAGATACTTCAACACCATATTCAATAAATACGAAAAGGTCAATTGCCTTGCTTGAAAGATTTTGACCGATAATATTGACCGATTTAGGGACACTTTCCTCCACAGGCAACATACGACCGCAATTAACATAGTAGTAGTTGTATTCGGTTTCAAAGTCAATTTGGGTGATAAGACCACTTGTAAGTCCGTCTGTTTGACCGCCATTAACGGCATTAACTCCGTAAAGTTGGTTGAGGTATTGTTCGTAAGAATATTTTTCTGTGTTGTAAATAGCGTTCTGTCCCGAAACTTGTATGTTGAAGTTTCCAAGTAAGCAAAGAGGACTGGTAGGACCAGCACCAGCAGGGTCAAAAGGAGAGAAGATTGGACTAACACCTCCGTTTGAAGCAGTTTGGTAGAAGGGCAATACGAGGACTGACTTGATATTTGCTATGCCGTTTGTGATAAGATTGTTAAAGGTTTGACCTGCTGTGATTTGATTGACGATTTGGTATTGGTAAATATCGGTATAAACGACTTTCTTAACTGGGGCAGAAAGATAAGAGGTTTCAAACACAGGGTTAAATGTGTAGGCAGGAACAGCAAGAACAATAGAGCGGGATAGAGGTGAGGAACCAACAATAGCACCACCATAAGATACTTGGGTAGAGTTCAAGCAAACAGCACCAACAGAAAGGGAGGCGATATAAGTTCCTGCGACCAAACAAGCAACGGAACCCGAGTTTGCTTGGGCGGAGGCAATCATTAGAGGGGATACACCACCAAGAGGACTATTTACAGAGGTAATCGCCAAGTTTCCACCAGCACCAGCAGAGGTGAAAGTAATAGAAGATTGGTTAAGATTTGCCGTCATTTTCATAAACACACCTTTAAGTAGTGGGACACGCTCAAAGAAAGAGTGAATATGTTTCAACTTAATAGTCGCCATAATAGCAACTTGGAAAGCACCAGCAGTATAAGGACCAGCACCTCCACCACCAGTAGCATTTACCTTGTTAAAGATATATGATTTGTAGGCAAGATTGAGATTGGCGGTAGAAATAAGTGTGTTAAATGCTAAACCTTGCGGACTTGTTAATCCGTCAGGGTCAAAGTTCCAAGCAGATTGGCGGATTTGAAGACCCAAATTGGCGGAACCTGCTTGGTTCCAAACACCTTGAACGACTGGACCAGCAGTAGCGTTAAGGTTATTAGAAGTTCCTACACCAGCAGGGTTAGAAGCAGTATTGTAGGAGAAACCATTAGCAGTATCAGGGTAGAAACCGATAGAAGGACCTTGTGTTGCTAAATCCCCATAGGAAAGTGAAGTAATGAGTTTAAAAGTATTCCACATACCGCAATAAGGAGTTTGCTGAATTATAGTGGTCCCGTTGTAATCCAAAGTGAAAGAGTGAATGATAGAACCATACCAATTCTTTAAACCTAAACACCAATCGGCAGAAGTGGCGGTGGTATTTGGGGAAAAGTTGCCGTCCCCAGCAACAGCGGGAAGTTGGGTTAAAGTAAGCAAGAGAGGAACGCTAAAATAACCTTCACGATAATTCATATACTTATTACTATTCGCCAACTGGGAAGTGTCTAAAACTGACTGATTACCTTGATAGTTGGAGTTTTGATTATCAAGAATAGACAACCAATCTTTCTTGACGAAAACCTGTGGGGTTCCCTCGCTCTGCGAGGACATATCAAATACGAGCGTATCGGCAGACATTATATAATATCCCAAGATAAAAAAATTGGGGGATTATATCTATTTACAAGGGTTCTCCTAAATTACATATCAAACTTAATGTTCTTGGGTTTCTTCACCAAAGGTTTTACTATCAAACTCTCTAATTTTTTGCCTAAACCATTTCCCGAAGTAGGCACTCTTAAACCTGTGGTGTTTGAGAAATCCTCTGCGGAAGAATAAGAAGAACCACTACCAGCACCTCCTCTGCTTAATAAGACAGAACCCATACCTGAACCACTCATAGGTCTATGTATGCGTCCATTTACGGCGATTTTGTCTGCTCTTAACATTTATAGTATTAGAGGAGAAAATAAATTATTCATTAAATACTATTTGCTTTCTTGACGATTTCCTTGCGGAGATTTCTAAATCTTAAAGTGGTAATCATTAGCGAGTTCAACATAGTTAGTTGGCGTTGAATATCTTGCTCCTTACCTTTGGGTTGCTCTGCTCCACCACATTCCTTCAATTCGTTCATTACCCTCATTTGTTCCTTGCTAAAATCCTCGTAAAGTTTGTTGAGGAACTGCTCTGTAATATCGCTACTAAAAGAAGACATACTATATAATTAAGATATATTTTAATTTTGGCGACTTGGACTTATTAGATTAGTGTATAGTGTATAGTGTATAGTGGGTTTATATTCGTGATACTTTTTGCGAGAGCAGTTTTTTATTTTTATAAAAAAGAAAAAAACATATTGCTAAACCCCTACTCTAATTCAAAGGGACTATACACTATACACACCTACACACCTACTTTGAACCTGCTAATCTATCCAACAATTCACCTGCTCCTCCGTCTTTAATATCTCTAATAACCAACAATATCGTCATATTAGGGTCTAACACTTGTAGCGGTTGGTAATCATTTCCTAAAAGTTGAACCCTCAACTCGTTATAAGTTCCTGCGAGTAGTTTGTTCCAACCAAACTGGGGCGGAGTTTCCGTTATTTTTTCTCCAAAGGCAACTGACGGGGAAACCGAATAGATAATGGAAGAAGGACTGCTATATTTGTTAGAAATATTGGAAATAGAAATATACAAGTTAGGATTAGGTTGAACTTGGGGTGCGGTGGTTGAAATATAAGAAAGATTTGTGCCTACACCTGTATTAGCACTTGTGGCGAACCCAGCGGTGAAACCGATAATCTTATTGAAATTAGCGGGGAATGTGAGAACAGAGTTGAATGTAGTGGTTGGGAAACCGACGAATGGAGCATTTCCCGAACTCGTAGAACCAGTAGGAACAGACCAACCAGTAGGCAGGGCAGTTGGAACAGGAAAAGTATTGACTTGAATAGCATATCTATTCGCATTCACAAGCAACTCGGCGTAATAAACATTCTGTCCCGAAGCATTAATCAAATAGGTTCCGTTCTTAATGAATGTATATTGAAGATAGTTATTAATATCTGTAATTTCATATAACCCGTTTGGTATAGCGACATTATAGGTAGTGCTGGTTGTTCCCACTACCCAAGTATAAGTAAATAAGTAATTGTTTAAACTGGTGTTGTTAATATTACCCCACGAATAAAACATAGAAACACTTTGAACTGCGACCTCGTGATTGGGAAAGGCAACGGAGTTTGGAAACTTATATACCAAAGTATTATTGTATCCGTCAGTATTCACTATATTTGCCTGATTAAGAACTATCGTAGCGACCATTATATATGATAGTGAGATAAAATAATTTCCTACATTTCACTTAATCTCAATCTAACAACACCTTTTTCCAGTATGTTTCAAATATACCATTTGGGTCGCTGAAAGTGGTGTGGAGGGCATAGTCATACTTGTAATATTATTTGCCTTTACTCCTAAATAATACCCAACTTGGTTGCCTCCTGCTATAAAGGGGGGTTGGAACCCGTCGCTTCTCATTTGGACTATGTTATTGGAAGCATTAGGGTTGCCTACTTTAAAGATTGCTATTCCGCCGTCTGCTAAATTATAGTTCATTATAGTATCTATTGAGAAAATAAATTATAGTCCCATACTTGTTATATCTATCAATATATCGTGTGCCTGTCTTTTCGGCACTAATCCCCTATTCATTAGTTTAATTAACAAGACCTTAAACTCCCTGACTAAATGTTTATTATCATTACCCGCCATTATCTCTCCACGCAGGATTTCAAATCGGTTTAACTCTTTCTCATTTTCACTCCTCACTTTTGGTTTCGGGACTGCTATTCTATCTAATTGTTTTGTTCTATGTAAAACCTTGTGTAAATGGTCTTTGTCGTGTTCTGCTAATTCCGCAATATCTTCAAAGGACGGATTACTGCCTCCTACTATGGACTTGAATACTTTGGCGAGTTTCTCGCTAATTCTGTGAGAGGGCAAGTCCGCCAAAGCACCACCGCTGGGGTTTCTCAACATTAATATCCCGTCTGCTAATTTGTGCTTATTTATAGCAACTGACCCAAAAGGGGCATACATTTTCGGTTTCACTATGGGTGCCTCTATTTTGTGAGCGATTGAATGACTTTGTTTCTTAACCAATCCTTTTCCTCTCATTTTCCCTCTCATTAGACCTTCTCCTGAAAAGTCGCCTGTGTCTGCCTTGTATTTGTTTGGAACTCTGCCTATTCTGTTCTTTTCAGCAACCCACAACCCTACCAATTGAGGAATGTTTGTATCTCTCCAATAAACGCCTGTTGCTGGGTTTGCTCCTTCACGAATGCTGGTGTTATAAACAGAGTTCCCGTTATGACGAACCCCTGTGGATAATCCCGTTTGTGTTAGAAACGACCTCTTGTCTTTCAAAGATAGGGCGTTGAAATCTTCCTCACTATTTATTCTATCTCCTACCACTTGTATTCCCATTACGGGTCTATCTCGTGGGGGTGGTCTGCCCCCTTCGTGGTTTCCTGCTTCTTGATTTACGGGGTGTGCCTCTATAATTGCTTCGTTTCTTCCTACTCCTGCGGGTAATTCTCTTACTGCTCCTGCGATTGCCTCCAATATTTCTTGTCTTACTCTTTCTAACTGGTCCCGAGAGGCAGGGTCAATATCCAAATCACCCCTGATTGCTCTTAATACTTGTTCTAATCGTCTTTCGTCCCCCATTTGGGTTGCTTGGTAAAGTTCGTCTAATTCTTGTCTTAACATATCCCTTGTAGGAAAGTCCCGTAGTGCCTCATTCAATAAAACTTGTATATCTGCCCTTGTAGCGTAAGGCAATCTATCCATTCCTGCGAAATCTTGTGCGTTTGGTATAGCACCCTCCATATCTCGTATGTCTTCCATTACTTCTCGTAAAAGATTACGGACAGAGGCAGACGAGGCAATATTAATAGGAACCATTCGTATAGCAGTATTTAATGCTCTCAAATCGTCTTGATTAACCATATTGCCTAAAATCTGTTGCTGACCTAAAAGGATTGCCTCTCCTGTTGCCTGTTGTAGTCCTAATTCAACTCCCTCTGTTTGGTCCCACTTGGCGATTAATCTGCGTAAATAAGCAAGAAAGATTGGAGCGGGTATTCCCAGTTTCCATTTCGGTTTTAAATCTTGGACGATAAAGGGGAATTGTGTAGTAGCAAACATTAACTCGGCAGGGGTTAAATCCTCTACTATTTGGTTGGCGTTGGTGCCGTCAGTCAATCCCATTAGTCCCGAGCGGAGTTCCGTTTTCAATCTATCTATGTCTTGGTATTTCTCCGTTATGGTGCGAGTATCGGTTGGTTGTGTTGGGGTTTGACCCGTTGCTTTGAACTGCTGATTAGCATTCAAGTTTAAAGTATTGTTGCTGTGTTCTACTGCGAGGTTCGCAAGATAGTTCTGCCTATACTTGTCCCTGTCCGTTGGCGTTTTGGCGTAAATCGGGTTCATTATAGTATAGCATTAGAAAATAATATAATCAATAATTTATTATGCGTCAATAGCAACACTTACATTCTGTTTCTCACTTTCCAACCACGCTTTTTGGTCTTCGCTTAATAGCATTTTCACTTCTGTATCCAGCATAGGGACTGCGTGTGCTTCGGGGTTGAAATTATCTACGAATATCTCGTCATAGCATACCTCGTTAAAATCGTGGAGTAATGTGGTTTCCCAATCTTCTCCTAAACTTGCTATGTATTCATTCATTAGTTTATTGAACTTTGTTTTCAATCGGTCGTCTAAACTCCTAAATGAAGTGAGTGCGTGTTTCTTCATACGGGGCATTATAATAACGGAAATGCGTTGGGCGTTCTCTGCGGTAAAATCTTCTTTGGAAAAAGGCATTATATAATTAAGCAAGAAAATAATATTGGTATTATTGCCGAAATTGTTAATACCTAAATGGTATAAAGTGTAGGGTAGTGTAGGTAGTGTATAGTGTATAGGGGGTCAAAATTAGGTATAGGGTTTTTGGACTTTTATTTTTTTCTTTTTTAGAAAAAAAAATAATTTTGAAAGGATTTTGTATAGCAATATGACTTTTACTATACACACTATACACACTATACACACACCATAAGGAAATAGAAATAAAAGAGAAAAGGACACCATATATGGTAAGGAATATCCCTTTAAAAATCAAAAAAAAAAGTATGGTCTGTGTATAGTAAAGTGTAGGGTCATACACTATACACTTTCAAAAAAAAAGGGTCGCCCCTATTTTTTTTTATTTTTATTTTTGTATTTTTTTTGTATTATATGATATATACATATGATATGATACTTACCTTGACTTACCTGATAGGGTGTTAATACTATTTTATCCTAAACACCCTAATTGTCCTCGTTCTCGGTTTCCACTCCGTCGTCTGCCTCGTCCTCCTCCACGATTATTTCGTTGGCGACTATTCCTCCACCTGCGAGTGGGATATAGGGTTGCCCGACTGGTCCTGCTGGGATATTGAACCTTTGCCTCAACTTTGCTATGTCGTAGGTTCGCTTAATCCCTTTCGCACCCCTCGCCAACTTGACGATAGTATCCTTTGGTAGTTTGAGTTCCAAGAGTAAGCGTTTCACAAGGGTTCCCTCGCTAATCTTGTCGTCAAAGGAGTATCCACTTTCCTCTTTCCATTTGCGGAATAGTGCGAGGATTTCCTTACCATACAAATCAACACTTTCTTTGTCCCTGTTGTTGATTGTAAAGTTCTCCAAGAATATCTCCAACGGAGGTCTGTTGCCCTCTATAATGGTGTTGTGATATTCGGTTCTTGGAATACGGCGGAAATCCCACTCGGTCAAGTCGGTTCTCATTAGACAGCAATAAATAGAGCGTAGCGTCCTTTGGTCTTTCATACGCTCCCCGAGTGCTTTGAAATAGGCATAGTCGCCAATCTTTTCGTCGCTACAACGGATAATCATATTGCGTCTGTCCTTGTCGTGGGTCTTGTTGGGGTCAGTATTGTTTGTAGTCGTAAAGAACCTATGGACTGAACGGATTACAAACTGGTCTTTACCCTTTTGATTGACGCACAACTTTCCATCGGTGATTAACTCTTTAATCTTGCCGTCAGCGTTGTATGCGTTGCGTTTATCTACCTCATTAAGATTGACGAGGAACGCATTAATCATTAGGGAGTTGAAACTGCCCCATACCTCACGCTCGGGTGTGCTGGTAGTCAAGACCTTTCCCTCACCGAGTAGGCAACTGAAAGTTTCCAGCAACATATTCTTACCCGCACCCTCCTCACTAATCATAATGATTTGGGTTGATTTCTCGGCGGGTTTTTGAATAGCGTGGGCGAACCAGCAGGAAACATAGTTATAGACCTCCTCCTCGTGATTACACAGCATTTTCAAGTGGTCGCAGAACATTTGGACCCCCTCTGCGTCAAACTCGTAGGCAGTTTCGGGATTTTCATAATCCCAATTGTTCGCAAAGGGGAATGGTCGCCACAAGTTAAAGATAGTAGGAGGGCATACGAGGGGTGGTGGGAACATATCAGCGTCCTCATAGCATAACATATTCGGGTCCTCCAACCACTCGTTTATACACTTTACTTTCTTGGTCTTGCCGTCGGTGGTCTTGTCGTAGCATTCGTGTCCGTAAGCAGTTTTGAGTTGCTTTTCGCTATGGGTGATATACTTTTCAAAGGTTCCGTCCGCTTTCTTACAAACACGGAGGAAACTGGCGGTGTTCTTGATTTTACACCACTCCTTTTCAAAGTTCTCTTTCCATACCAAATACGCCTCGTCGTCATTACTGGGTTCAGGAGGAGCGACAACTGCCTCACCCAATACAACCAAGTTGCCGACTGCTGGTTGTGCTACGACGAGTTCTCGTCTTGCGTCTATGACTGATTGGAGAATGGTGCTGGGTTTGAATTGCTTTTCAACAAATACAACACCCGAGAAACCAGTTTTCTCACGGACATAGTCATTCATAGCGTTTAAGTGGAACTCGTGGTCGGTGTGAGGGTGCGGAGGCGGAGTAGTATATCCGTCGTATCCCCAGTCAGCACCTTTCGCAGGACACAATCCGTTTTCCACACGATACTTATAGGCACGAAAGGTTAGTTCGTTCTCTATAATACCGCAGAATTGGGACATTAGGGTATTGCGAATATGGGAGAATGGTTGGTCGCTGTCGTCCGCCATTCCAACGCATACTTTCGCTCGTAGTTCTGCGTTGTTCTCCCATACAAGTTGAGTGATTAGTTTGGTGTCCTTTAAGAAACGGGCATAGAACGGGTGGGGTTCGTTCTTGTGTCGCATTTCCTTTGGTTGCTTACCCTTTCTAATCAGTTTCGCTCTGTCCTTTGCCGAGAGGTTCTCGTGAGTGATATAGTCGCACCATTTAGGGTGTCCGCCCCCATAAATAGTTTTGTTGAATAGGTCTTTTATATCGCCCTCCTCCAAAGGCGTTTCACCCTCAACACTATACCATTCAATCATTTCGGCACAGACCGCCTCAAACCCGCCCTCCTTGATATAGTCCTCGTAGGCACCCAAACGCACACCATTACGCTTGGCGACCTCGTGTAGGATAGTAGGGTGTCCCTTGCGTTGGTCGTAGTCCCTCCAACCGAGATAATGGAATATGGTGTTCTTGATATACTTTGAGTGTATCGTCAAAGAACCCCAGTATTTCCCATAGTTCTCGTTGCGTCTTTGCTGTCCCTGATAAGTATAGAACTCCTCGCTCGGTTCCTCTGCGTATCGTCTGCCTACTCCGTGTCGGGGTCGGTAGAGAACTTTGAGTTTGTTAGTGAGGGGGTCAATCAGGTCATAGGTTTTCCTAAAATGGTCTTTCATTTCAGGATTGAGGCGGGGGTCGTCGCTTTCCAATATTAATCGGCAGATTTCCTTATCCAGCACGATAGTCCAGTCGTTATTGAACTCCACATAGGCAGGAACCTCTGTGAGTTTGATAGTGTAGTTGCGGAGAAACTTGTTAATCGTAGTCATTATATATATATGTGAGATTTGTTTATACCATTTTATCCTAAATAGATATTTCAATTTTATTGAAAAACAATTAAGAGCAAAAAAGGTCCGTCCCCCTATTTTACTATGGGAAACCCACTCCAAACTGCTCTCAACTTTTTTTTACTAAATATTTATTTTTTTGTTAGTTATTAATTTCAAAATTAATAATTAAATAATACACTCCCGAAAGTTCCTAAACTTGCTGGGGGATTTGGATTTGAATTACTTTGTTTAATAAATCTTGGGGAATTGTTTGAATGATTTTTCTTAATTTCAAAATATCTGCTAAATAAACCCCGAACTCTTGTTCGTCGGTTGCGTCCAACACAATATTCTTTTTTTTTAAGTTAATGGTTCGCTTGTATGCTCTTTCACGCTCTAAATTATCGTTATAGCGTTGTCGCATATAAGTCGCCATATATTCTCGTCTGTTTTCGTTTGGGATTTCCATTCTTGATTATATATAATGCGAAGATTTGTTTATACCATTTTACTCTAATACATATTTTTAAATCAATTTTATATTTAATCTCGTAGCATATTCAAGATAATATCGTGGTGTAAAGGGTAAATATGGGTTAGACCGCCCATATCCTCCGCCAACATTTTACCTGATAAAAGACCTTTACCTCCTGTTGGTATTGCTGGTGGTTTGTGAGGTGGAGGCATAGGTGGAGGCATATGAAATACCATAGGTGGAGGTGGAGGAGGTGGTGGTTTAATCCCGTGAGCGATTAATATGGCGTTTGCTTCGTCAATATAAGGTTGGACGGCAGGGTCGTAAGAGTTTGTATAATCAATATGAAAATTACCTTTGGGAGCAGGAATATCGTTTGAATGGACTATATCACATAAAGACCTGTAAAGGTTTTTGCTTGTTCTTGATTTTACCCCTATATGTCCGTCTTCCACCAGTTTCTTAATCCAACTTCTTATCTCGGCACTCAAACCCTTTTGGACTGCGTCGGCACCACCCGTCATTTTCGGTTTCGCACCTGTGCCTCCTACCTTTGCTTCTTTTGCCTTTTTTTTTTCCTCTGCCTTGCGTTTATTACTCTCTATGGTCTTGGCGGTCTTTGCTTTCTTTGCCTCTTCGGCAGTAGCATATTTCGCAGGTCTGCCTCTCTTCTTCTTTTCCGTAATCGTCATTTTGATATTCTCCTCTGCGGGTTTATCTTCGGCACCCATTTTGGCGGTTTCTATTATTTGATTTGCCTTATCAGGAATACCCTGAATTGCCTGTGTTTTTAACATTTTGGATTTCAAAGCAACTACCTTTTCCTTATGTCTTGACTTCTTATTTGCTTTGCCTGTTGGTTCCTCTGCTCCCATTAGTTCTCGCTCCTTCTTTTGTGTTAAAGGTTTCGGTGCCTTCTTGTAAGACCCTTTACAATTAGCGTCAGTCAAAGCACAGGCATAGGTCATATTATTATCCTTTGCGTATTTGCGTATATGTTCTACCCAAGCGTTCGCCATTATATAATTAATAGGAGATTATTATTTTCCCTAAATAATATATATGTGTTTGAAAAAGTCCTGCGTTTATATTGAAATCATAGAACTCCCAAAAGGGGATAAGATATATATTCATTATAGGAGAAATAAAAGGGGCGACTTGAAAGTCCTGTGGGTAGATTATTAGTGTATAGTGTATAGTGTATAGTCCCTTTAAATCAGTATGCTTTTTTTCGGTGGTCGGTTTTTTTTTTCTAAAAAATAAATATTTAGTAAAAAAAAGTTGGTAGGACTTTGGACCCACCCTACACTATACACTCCTACACTACGACCCATTTTTGGTCTAAAATGTTTTTCAATAAAATTGATTTCCTTTTTAATGTTAATACTAAAAGCATATAAACACAAGAGAATATACATACTATAAGAATGGCGACTAACAATAACCGAGCAAACCCAACAGCGAATAGTGGATTGACGAACCGAGAGAAGTGGGCGTTAGAGGCAAAGGCAAAGCAAGGGTGGAAATGCTACTTTATTGAGAGGGATTATATCTATGACCTCCAACAGACACGCAACCATACCCGAGCAACCGCCCAGCAAATCCGTAATGGCGAAACCCCCGACATATCCCACTTGACCCAAATGTTCTTGGAACTATACGACAAGGTGGGTGAGTTGTGCGACTGCCCTGTATGCTTGGAAACTATGGATAAGGACAGCACCCATATTCCAATCTGCGGACACCTCATATGTAAGACCTGTAAGGCAAATCCACAGGTGGATAAATGCCCGATATGCCGAAAAGCGTGGTAAGTCAAGGTAAGTAATATAAAAAATAAGTAAAATAAAAAAATAAAAAAATATGGGGGCAACCCCTCTTTTTTTGTGTGGGACGCTCCATTTTTGCTCTAAAAGGTTTTTCAATAAAATTGATTTCCTTTTTAATGTTAATACGAAAAGCATATAAACACACAGCGACATACTAATTAAGAATGGAAAGTCATATCAAACTCGGCAAATATTTATTGAACGGCAAACCTTACCTTGATAGGTTGAAGGAACTATACCGAACTCAACTACCAGCAGGAGGGCAGATTGATTTATACCTTGTAATCACGAGGGGCAAGGCAATCTCTTTCGGCAAGGTTGGGATTGAGAAAGCGTGTGAGATATTGGATACTATTGTTGAAAAACACAAAGATATTCCAAAGCAACACAAACGCTTTCTTATCGGCGAGTATAAGGAAATGGAGAAAGAGTTTGAGGCAGACAAACCCCGAATGGAGGCAGAGGGTTTGAATGTCTTTGAACCTCCTATTCACGACGAGCAAGTCCCAGTCAAGGTCATACTATCCAAAGACCCAGCGTTCGCCTCCTATCCCGACCTCAACGAATATATTAACCCAATCGTCAAGCAGGAAGTCCAGCGAGGGAGCAGGGAAATCTTTATGGAATATGGTTTCAACAAGGACAAGGTGGTAGATATGTTGAAGGGGTGGGCGAAGTGTTGCCTTGAAAGCAAGGAATACTTGGATAGTTCCGTTGTAATAGTTCCGTTGGATTTTGGAACACCTACAATCCTACATATTAGTAGGTGTGAGTGGGTTTCCTACGCAGTCCATATCAAGAAAGAGGAGGAGGACAAACTGACGGACAGGTTTAGCGAGAAAATAGAAACCGCCCTAATGGGAGCAGAGGACAAATAGGTAAGTCAAGGTAAGTAAGTATAAAATAAAATATAAAAAATATAAAAAATCAGTAAAAAAAAGTTGAGATAATTTCTCAACCTTTTTTCATATATAATTAAGGGGGACGCACTATTTTTGCTCTAAAATGTTTTTCAATAAAATTGAAATCTTTATTATTGTTAATACCAAAAGCATATAAACTCAAAGCAACAAGTAATCTATAAGAATGAGCGTCTATACTAACACCCAATTCCAATCTCAATTCGCCCACGCTCTCCGTTGTGAGCGTAAGGGGGACATAGGACTATCCTATATCAAACGAGCGGAGCAATTCTCTTGGTTTGATAAGACAGAAATAACCGCACAGAGTAAAGCGTGGAGGCAACTGGCGGTTCAAGGTAAGTTCAAGATAGGGAAATACAATAACAAGGAGCGAACCCACGACGGACGCACTTGGTATTTCCTCGTGGGGCAACCCTACAAGTCCAACGGGAAAATGGAGGAGTGTTGCTGGGACCCCTTTGGACTATTCATACTGGGAGAAATGGTGAGCGGATATATCTATGCCTTTAAAACGGCACAGAATAGGGACGCAATCTACTCCTATGTAATGAAAGACATAGAGGAACCACCAGCACACCCTACCTTTGACGACGAGGAGGACGACGACAGCGTAGCAGACACCGATAGTTTGCCTGACGAGGAGGAACCTGAACCAGTCAAACATATCGCAGTCGTGAGTGCGGACAGCGTAAGCAACCTAAAACCTACCAAAGGTGTAAAGTTGTTCTGTGCCGAACACAACTGCGGACCGATTGACTGCGTCCTTGACTGCCCCAAGTGTCGTCAAGCACAGGAACTCCTTGACCTGAAAGAACGAGCAAGACAAGCGGGGTTTGAGTTGAGCGACACCGAACCCCGTTGCGTCCCACGAACAGACGGAAAGTTTGACTATATGGAGGGCGACAAGAATATCGCCATAGTTGAACCGACCCTGTTTGAGAAAATCGTTAAAAAGACAGGTGCCGTCCAAACCCAAATCAGCGAGGAGGAATACGAAAAAGCACAGGCGAGGCAGAATATCCGCATTCGGGAGGTCAAACCACCAGTCATTACGGGAACCTGCTGTTTCTGCGGTGAGGGTTATACCTTTACAGGAAACAACCCTTACCCAGTCAGCAAGAACCCCAACGATAAGTGTTGCGACACCTGTAATAGCAACAAGGTAATCCCTGCTCGTCTTGCTGGTTTCGGGTATAAACCTGAACCCGTAGTGTTCCGTCCTGCTCCCAAACCTGAACCCAAGAAGGAAATGACCGACGCAGAGATAGACGCTCTGTGTGCGGAACTTGGACCAGCAGTAGGGAATAAGAAGGAGAAGACCAAGTCCAAGAAGGAACTACAAGCAGAGGCGACCCGTGAGGCAAACAAAATAAAAAAGGAGGAGGAAAAAAGGCGTAGAGAGTGGGAACACATATCCGCCGAGAGTGCGAACAGAAAGCACGAGGAGAGGGTCGCCAAGCAGAAGGAAATAGAAAAGAAGAAACGCCAAGCGTTCCTACAAGGTAAGGTATAAGGTAAGTCAAAAAACATACAAATATAAAAAAAAAACATACAAATATAAAAATCAAAAAATAAAAAACCCAATAAAAAAGTGTAGTAGTGTATAGTGTATAACCATAAAAAATCAGGTATGTATATTTGTATATATTTTTTTTCTTTTTCTAAAAAAGAAAAAAACCACCGCAGAAAAAGTATCACGAATATAAACCCACTATACACTATACACTATACACTATTAAGAGCAAATAGTTCTAAACATACTTGACTTCAACTGGGATATGAACCATACCACCCTTGTTTTTATCCTCGTCGTCGCCGTCAATCGTATCAGGGTCAGCAACCCCACCCATACCCTTTAATTCTACGGGAGTGCGTTTCTTCGGGTCTTCACTTTGGAAAAAGTGTTTGAGGACATATTCATTCTTCAAATGGTCGGCAGATTTATTCAAATCGTCAAACAAATCGGTAAAGTGTTCGCAGTCGGTATAGAGGTCTTTGGTGCGACCTTCAAAGGCATTAATGTAGTGTAGAAATGCTAAACAATACCAACCACACGCCTCGTTCATAAGGGATTGAATATCTTTGGTTTGATAAGGTAGTTTTCCACCACAGAACTTTTCTACTATTTGTGGAGGAGGTTGCCCGAAACTATCAAAGTAAATCCTTTCTACTTTACCACTTGGATACTTATTGACTTGAAAGCAGGTGTAGTGGGTGCCGTCGTTTCGCTCCCCTTTGTCGTCATACTCGTCCTCAATATTGACGATATATGATTTTCCATATTGTAATTTTTTGCCCTCTAACTCGGTCTTAAATCCACAGAAGACCAAAGGCACTTTCATTCTCTTTGCTAAATCCTTAATTTGAATGTCGGTCAAACTCATTATATAATTAAGGGGAGATTATATTTTCGCCTAAAATACTTATTACCATAGCAATTGGTCGGCAAACCAACCCCTACTCCCCACTTTGGTTCGGTCTTTTTGGTGGCGTATCTTGTAAAGTCGTCTGCGTTCTTTTGCGTATTCCCAACCCCTCTCTTCCATATAGGTAGGAAAATCTTTATAACCATAGGCACCACAATAGGTAATAAATAGTCCATTCTTATCATATACTTCTAATTTATATTTGCGATTATCACTCGGGAATACTTGAACTCCTATATGTTTTGCTCTGTCGTATGTATAAGGTAAAATATGATACATTATACATATTATTTAGAAATTAATTACGCCATATTGTCCTTACTTTCGCTTTCAGGTATTTTTTGTGGTGGGTGAGTAATCCTAAACTCCTCCTCTTTCTCCTCTGCCTCTGTATCTCTTACCACTTTAATACAACAGATACTCGCCTCTTTACACTTTGACTTATACGCCATAGAACACAACTTAATAATCATACCGCTCATAGTAGTAATAAAAGCAACCCAAAATACTTCGCTCAACATATATTATATTTAGATATTAAAAACAATACCAATTACCACCATTAATAACCATTCTAACAGAAGTAGCAGAAGTTCCAGCAGAATAAGCGGTTGTTCCACTTGTTAATACAGATATAGTTGTTCCACCGCTATTTTGTATAGTCATAGTTCTTGCTGTTGTATTGTTTGGAGCAAAACAAATACCTAACCACGCTCCGTTTGGTTGTAATGTTGTTGAAGGAAGTTTTAAAGTAATATTAGCACTATTACCAGTAAAAATATTTTGATAATATAAAGCAGAAGTAGTTAATGTAATAGTTCCAGTAGCAGACGACGAAAGGGTAATATTATCTAAAAACCCATACGGAACTTGAATAGAACTATTATTACCTGTATTTTGTCCTACGATTGTTGGTTGTCCCAAATTGGAAAGCGTTAATAAAGGGGTATTTACACCAGTAGAAACTACTAATGAAGTAGCACTTGTATTATTTTGTCCGCTTATTGTAGGATTACCACTTGGATTATTAATTATAATACTTGGTTGAATTGTTAATGCTGTTGAAACACCACTATTAGCACCATTAAGAATAGGATTTTGCCCTATACCATTACAAGTAAATCCAATATAACTAACCCCAAATTGATTTCCTAATGGAGTTCCAGCATTAATAGTTCCTTGTAAATACGCTTGATAAGTAGTATCCGCATTCACACTTACTATACCTTGATACGGAAAAGTCCCAAGATTATCGTTGCTTTGTATATTAACACCACCAGCAGTAGTTCCGTTTCCATTCCAACCTTGAATAGTTAAATCACCAGTATTCGCCAATTTAGTTATATTATCTAATAGAACTCCGCTACTACCTACTTCAAAAGTATTTGTCCCTCCATATTGAAAGTTCATACCAGCAGGAGAATTAATAGTAGAAGCAGTTGTCCCACTACCTAAATAAAGGTTGGTTGCTGATAAAATATTTGTATAAGGGTTATATGTTAAATCACTATCTACCTTACAAGGTAGATTACCAGTTGTAGCGGATACAAAAGTAGGATAATAAGAAGCGTTAGTGCTTGTAG